CGGGGCACCCGGTGCATTAATAACGCACTTGCTCAAGCAACCTAACCGAAAGGTCTATTCAATGGCTGTTACCACGCGTTCACGCTACATCGCGGCCCCAACTCTATCCGGTCGTTACGACCGGTGGATTTTTGGGAATCCGTGGTACGGCAATGACGTGTCGAGATCCTATGGATCTCGGCAGGTAACAACCAGTGAGGGTCATAAGTGGCCGATTCCAAAATCGGCCAAGTATGACTCGGGTGGTGAATTTGAGACTGTGAGGAGCCGTCTTCGTGCTTCTTACCCTCTCACCCAAGTTTATAATCTTGGGCAGAGTGGAGTGGAGCTCTACAAAGGGAATCTTATTCCTTATGTAGTCTCCCAAGACTGGGCTCTCTTGCGAGAGTCCACTCTTTCGGCAGATCTGCTCTATTGGGCAGATCCGTCCCACTCTTGGAGTGATCTAAATGCACTTGGTGCAACAGCTATCTCCAACACCATTCCAACGAATCCTGTGATAGACTCGTCTGTCGCGATCGCGGAGTTGCTCCGTGAGGGTATTCCTAACCTCATGGATCTCCAAGACCTAAAAGACAGACTTGCTTTCTTCCGGACTCTGGGTTCGAATTATTTGAACATAGAGTTTGGTTGGAAACCTCTCGTCGCTGACCTCAAGAATGCGGTCAAGGCTATCTCTGATACAGAGAAAATCCTTGCCCAACTTCAAAGGGATAGCGGGAAGAGGGTCCATCGCAAGTTTCGATTTCACGATGCGGTGTACACCTCGGCAAATGAGTCCGCTTATCCAGGGACTCTTATGTTCGAAAGTGTGCCTCTCACCTTGATGAGTCAAGCCGGGCATACGACCACGGAGAATCACACTTGTAAGACGTGGTTCTCTGGGTCGTACACGTTCGACTACGAACCGGATCAGCTCTCTGAGCTGTCCCGGATCGCGACTCAGGCGCGTCTCCTTTATGGCCTCGAAATGAATCCCGAGGTCGTTTGGAATCTCACGCCGTGGAGCTGGCTCGTCGATTGGTTTGCGAATGTTGGACCGGTGTTACATAACCTGTCTGCGTTCGCCCAAGACGGGCTGGTGTTGAACTACGGATACCTCATGCATTATAGCGTGAGGAAGAATACCTACAGTGCTCGGGGCATCAAACTCCTTCGTGGAGGAGATTTCCCGTTTACTGAGGTCTCTACTGTCTTCGATGTGGAATCGAAGCGCAGAATCCGTGCAACGCCTTACGGTTTTGGCTTGGTGTTTGACAGTTTTTCTGTCCGACAACTAGCTATCTTGACCGCCCTAGGTTTAACTAGGTAGGTCGCTGGTTATCAGCCAGTGCTTTTCCATACCCGGAATAATCCGGATTGGATCCACACCTCAAACAAAGAAGAGTTCCTTGTTTTCAGATCCACAGACCGTCACCATCGATGCTGTTGCTCAGGTGATGGCGCGTACCGGCTCTTCGGAGACCGGTGGGCGCTTCAGCACCTCGGACCGGACCCACAAGATGGATATCAACCATCAGAATGGGCGTCGTGTCCGGCATCAGATCAAGATCACGAAGGACTCGCTCGTCGCTAACCCGCTCATCAGCGGGCAGAACGTGAGCCAGTCACTTTCCGTCTACCTCGTCGTCGACCATCCGGTCGGCTATGACTCGGCAACGGCAAAGAAGGTCGTGGATGGGCTTCTTGCCCATCTCTCGGCCTCTTCGGGAGCCAAGGTGACGCAGCTTCTGGGTGGAGAGAGCTAAGCTCTCTTCACCACCCTCGAGGGGGGCCCATGCCGGGCCTCCCTCTTGTGGGTTTCGCAGAAGTCTGTGGCTGTAACATAGGGCAGGAATCCGCCACCTTTATGAAAGGGACGAATGAAAAGCCTGTTACAACTCTGGCAAACTGTTGCCCTAGACATGGGCAGCAAGTGTCGCGTTAGCACCGCTCGTGACTATGAAACGGTCACGAGTCGCGTAAAAGACGAGGGGTTATCATTTTTAACGATAACCTTGCCCGCTTTCGGTAAGGACTTCGATGAAGCCCTATCCATTGGCGGTATCTCTCCAACTCATTTCGCCGGTTTCCGGCGAAGAGCAGGTACCCCCCTATTTCTAGGAGGTTTCCTTGAGAACGTCTTCGACGCTTCGAACGGTGTTGTCCTCGATACGCCGTGCATTCGCTCGATCGCCGCAGTCAGGCAGCTTGCTGCCTTATGCGGAAAGATCGAAATCGAATGCTCTGCGCGCCGTGTTCGTGCGGCTTACGCAAAGTATATCGAGGCTGAAAGCCAGCTCATGGAGGCGGAAAACGGTCTGGATCGTCGCATCTGTGACGATTTCGCTCGTATTTCTCGTCTCCTCTTTGCCCGGGTATTCGCCCAGGTCGACGGTGAGGTCAGTAACTTCGACCTCATCCCAAAGCACGGTTCCGGCAGTACTGCCAACGGCCTCCTCGGTAACGAGAAGTACGTTTGTCTTCAATGGACCGCTCGTCTGGAAAGAGTATTTCCTTCATCGGAATATCTCCTGCCAAACGTTCGATTCCACCAAAGACTGGATCGTGATGAGCTGCTTGAACCCGGATCTGAACAACCGGTAAAGGTCATTCATGTTCCTAAAACGCTAAAGACGCCTCGAATTATCGCCATGGAACCTAGCTACATGATGTTTATGCAGCAGGCTCTGTGGTTGAGATTCAAGCCTCTTCTTGAGTCTGACCCACTCGTGGGTTCCCTTATAGGGTTTACGCACCAAACTCCTAATCAGAGGATGGCGCGTCAGGGCTCAATTGATGGTTCGCTTGCTACACTCGATCTGAGTGAAGCGAGCGATCGCGTTTCTAATCTGCTTGTGAAGATCATGTGCCAGAACCACCCTCATTTAGATGAGGCCGTTCAGGCTACACGGTCGACCCATGCAGATGTGCCTGGTTATGGAGTAATCCCTCTAACCAAGTTCGCGTCTATGGGTTCGGCTCTATGTTTCCCTTTCGAGGCTATGGTGTTTTTAACCATTGTAGTTCTCGCGATGGAGATGGCCAGCAACACTCAGTACACCTATCGGGACATTGAGTCCCTGAAAGGAAAGGTGCGTATCTATGGTGACGATATCATCGTCCCCACAGAGTTCGCGGAATGCGTGTCTGTTCTGCTCGAACGTTTTGGCCTTCGCGTCAATGCACGCAAGTCTTTCTGGACCGGAAGGTTCAGAGAGTCATGCGGAAGCGATTGGTACGCTGGATCAAACGTTCGGCCAGTCCTGGCGAGAAAACTCTTGCCAAGAACACGCAGCGATGCTGCTTCGGTGGTTTCCACGGTATCCCTTCGGAATCAGCTTTTTGAAGCTGGCCTGGAGCGATCAGTAGAATACCTAGACGGCCACATCGAGAAACTCCTTAATGGAGTCTTTCCATATGTGAGTCGTGAATCCGAGGTACTAGGTCGCTGGACAACCGAAGACCTTACGGTCGACGGCTGGTCTAACTCAACTCACGTACCTATGGTACGAGGTTGGGTCGAATCACCAACGAGGAGGAAACTCCCCCTAGATGATATCGGCGCCCTACTTAAGTTTTTCCTGTGTTCCAGCGACTTGCCAGTCACTGACAGGGATCACCTACAGTATTCGGGACGACCCGTTGCCGTCACACTAAAGCAACGGAAAAAGCCTCTGCATTAGTAGAGGCGGATGAGAG